CTTTGGTGAGCGAGGTAATATCCTCAAGCACACCAGGAGTGTCGCGCAAAATGTAAAGGATGGCGCCAAACCTTTCTCGATTGGCGGAGACATCTGTGCAAGTATCGTGCAAGTGCCATAGTAGCTTCTCAACGTTACAAAAGACCGCTTTCGAAGTTCTCGTATTGATGAGGTGAGAGGTGAAATCGGCTTCACCCTCGTGCTTCTCGACATCGCGCGAGCGCACTCCAAAATGGAGCAAGCGCTTCTCGTCAAAATCGTCGTCCCCAACTAAATCATCCCCTGCGCAAGTCCAACCTTTGCAGCCACCGTAGGCTGCCATAACGGAGCGAGCGAAGGTATTCTGCGTGGTGGTGGAAAGCTGTCCTGATGTGGTGACGCCGTACTTAAGCACGAGCCAAATGTCGCCTTGGTTGTTAAGAACATGGCTACACAAAATGTGAGCGTATCGCTTAACAAGGCGTCCCACTTCAGGGTCTGTGCAATTGTCTCCTCGGCGTTCTCCGTCACAGCGAATAAAGGAGGCGTCAATCGATAAATCGAAAGCTGATGCATCGCTAGATACATTGCTTTGCGCCACTCCCTCTTGCTCAAAAGCGCGGACGAGGTGCTTCAATCCATCAGGGCTGTGCCCCATGCCAAGAGCAGCACAAGTCAAATGACCAGCCTGGTAAGCATCCACATGGGTCGCGTTGTCAGCCTTATGCAACATTGCCTGGACTGTGAGATCGACTAGGCTGCTGATCCAAATCAACCTAAACCTGCCTTCCACTGTCTTCTGGGGCGAATGCCCCTCCGCCTTCATAAAGATCTCTTTAACGTCGGAACAGCCGTATTTGACCAATTCCACAGCATCAAGTTCACTAAGCTGTTCGCCTGCAACGGCAATCAATATGATCCTGCTGAGAGTCAAGTCAACGACCTCCTCTGGATAAGCCTTTACCCAAGCGGACTTCTTCATGTTGCGATAACGTGCGCTGACACCCGAAGACTTATCCTCGTAACCGAGGAAAGTCTTCAGGAATCCCAATTCTCCTTCCTCTAAATAACTCTTGATGGAGGTGTTACCAATGCCCGCCGAATATTTGTCACGGACAAGTCGGACCGCAGCGTCGAATTCTTCTCGCTGCTCACTGG